AATACCTTGAACCTTTCGACTATGTTATTGAACGTGATCATGTGCGAGCTTGTCTTTTAAATAGCTGAGATGTTGGAAGACGACTTGAATAGGGAGTTCCGTAACCTTGTCCATCTTGAGGAGGTCTTCTCCTGCGAGGGCGTGGAGGACGTGATACCACCCCCATTTTTCGCCGACCGGATCGCTGCCTCCGCTACCTCCAGTAAAGAGGACTTCATATCGAGCAGCAGTTCGTTTCTGGTAGTCCAAAAAAAAAGCAACGTACCGGATACGAGGTCTGCGGGCATCTCTTCAAATATCGAAGCGTCTTCTTTGGCGGTGTATTTCTTTACCTCGTATTTCTCCCCGAGTTCGTAGGTTACTTCCCGGAAGAGAACCGACATTACTTTGTGCGCGTTCTTCCAAAAGTCCTCGAGGTAGTTTTCCAGGTCGATCCATTCGCCCGCCGTGAAAGCATCCCAATCGGGAACGAATCCGAATCGTTTTCCGTCCATCTCAACCACTTTCTCGAAGCGTGCGGTCTCTTGGGTAAGGAGTTGGTCTATATGCGCTCCTGCGGCTTCTATGAGCTTCTGCGGCATGGTACGCAGTTTGTCCACGCTCTTGCCCGTGCAAGCGGAGATCCGTTCGAGTTGGTTCTCGCTTGTCATCATTACTTGCAGTTCCCCGAGCGTGAGGTCTGACCATCGGTGAGGGAGGCGTAATTCCATCGTTTAAATAACTTGGTTTGTTCGGTTTCCTTATCCCTTACGAAACGGGTTTGCGTGAATCGTGCGTGGAATTTGCGTGTTTACGGGAATTTTACGGGTCGCCCGTATTTTACCCGATTGCGTAGCTCCCGAAGTTCGGGTTGGTTTGGTTGAAGGTAATCGCATACCGCATAGCGTCGATAGCGTGGTTAAATTGGTCTACGGGTTCATTCAGTTGCTTGCCGTTCTTATCCTCCTTCCATTTGTAGTTGCGAAGCTCTTTGATAAGGTTCACACTCCGCGCCGTGACAAGTAGCGGGCGCGAATGGAGGAACTGGATTCCGCTTCTAACCGAATCGCGTCCCTTTCTTGCTCCGTGAGTATTGAATCCGTGGCCGTGTATCTCGTCGATGCTCTTTGGTTCAGCGGAGTCACACACGACAACATCCGATCTATCGACGTTATTATCTCGGAGCATTTGTGCGATATTGCTATTAGTGAGGCGCGTTGCGTAGCAGAGTTCGTCGACTGCGAAGCCGTGGCCGTCGGTGTATACTCTGACGATCGCGGTGGGGTCGTTCGTATATCCGAAGTCGAGCCCGATGTTGAGGAGTTTAAATTCATTTGGTATTTGGTCTATTTCTTTCCAATGGGTGAAGATGGTTGCCCGGCTTGTTCCTCGCTCTCCGAGTCCGTACACCCTCCAGAAGTTTTCATCTGCTTCTTTGAAGCGTTCAATCTCCAGGAGTACACTTTGCGGGAGGAAGGGGTTATCCTTGTACGTCGTTTTAAAGAAGTCGCAGTCATCGCGGTTTGGTAAGTCGTAAAGCCAATGGAATTCGTCGGAGGGGTTGAAATCGACAATGATTCTCCCCGTGGTTCTTAGGATAAGTTGCCGCCAATCTTCGAGGGTTATCTCGTTGGCCTCGTTGATAAAGAGAACATCGCGCTTTCGCCCTCGCACCTTCTGCGGTTGATCCACCGAAATAAACTCCACGAGGTTTCCCCATAGCTGGTAGGTGGCTTCCGATTTGTTGTGAAGCTCGACGTTATACACGTCCTCATTTTCGAGTATCTCGAAGAAGTCCCGCATGGCTGTAGCACGGAGGGCGGGGAATGTCTTCCGGCAAATGGTTACTACGAGGCCGGAGTTCTTGTGGCATAGCTCTATGAGGCTTTGAAGTATCGAATACGTCTTGCCGGATCGCGTCCCGCCTTGGTGTACCTGGATGCGCTTCTTTGAGTTCCTTACGTGGTAATATGTGGCGGGTAGTTTCAATACGGCCTCGGGTACTTTCTTCCGTGTTCCTTCTCCCGGCGCTGAATCTCAAGTTCAACCGTCTTCTTTTCTTCGCCTTGACTCTTGCGGAGGAGTCCTAATAAACCGGGGATGCTGTATGCGTGTAGTTTCATCGTTGTTTGTTTCCCCAAATATAAAAATTATTTTTCATCCAACCACGAGAGGGGCTTTTTCTCTTGTACCTCTATCTCTTGCCGTTCTATGTATCCGCGCTTCTTGCCTTTGGTCTTTAGAAAGAAGATGGTAGCTGCGGGGTTGCCTTCTTTTACGAGCTTGTAGAGGTGGCTTTCTGCGAAGTCGAGAACGCCGTCCTGGATGGAGTTTACCGCGCTCTTATATTCTTCGTCTGCCTTGAGCCATGCGTAATGGGTGGAGCGGTCGATACCTACCATCTTCGCAGCGGTCGATACGATACCGAGTGACTTCTCCAAGGCTTCCAACATAGCCTCTTTTTTGGTGTTGGATTTGTTGTGTTTTACGGCTTCCATAGCTCCGCCTTTTTACCTGTGAAGTCCTCCCATCGTTTTACGATAACATCGCAATATTTAGGATCTAATTCCATTCCGTAGCATTTGCGCGCTGTTTTCTCCGCTGCTATTAGAGTTGTACCCGAACCGAGAAAGGGGTCGACCACTATCCCCTCCGTCCATTGAATTACCTCTTCCAAAAGCTCCACGGGTTTCTGTGTAGGGTGTAGGTTGTTTCCAGTGCGGTCGTGTTGCACCACGTCCGTTGGTCTTTTGTTCGGCCATTTATGGTTTTTGCCTGCATAAAAAGCGCAGACCTCGGTTTGTCTTGCGTGTTCGTGTTCTAAGTCGCCCATAGACCAGTTATTTTTCACCCACGTTATTACGCTTTTTGGGTGCGGTATACTTCCTAAATTATCCCATCTACACCAAACGTATCGGGCAAAGTTTACTGGCCATGAGCACGCAGTGTGAAGGCATTTATCGTCCCCGTCATTTTCAATTACGCGATGCTTATCTTTTCTATGATTGCTCTGAAAAGCCATGCCGTAAGGGGGGTCTGTAACAAGTGAATCCGCCTTCTCTCCGTTCATTAGCTTCTCCACGTCCTCCGCTTTTGTAGAGTCCCCACAAAGCAAACGATGCTCCCCCAAGATATACAAGTCTCCGAGTTTGGTCTTCGGTTCTTCCGGTACTTCGGGTACTTCGTCGGGATCGGTGAGGCCTTCGGTCGGTTCTTCGTCCGGAGTCCAAACGTCAAGCCCCCATTCTTCTAACTCCACAGCATCCCATTCGTTCGCTAGAATATCCCAATCCCATTCCCCGAATCCGACGTTATCTTTTACAATAAACTCCTTCGCCTTGCTTTCTTCCCACGAAGCGACGTAAACAGGTGCCTCGGTCAATCCTGCGGCCTTGCAAGCCTTCAGGCGCATATTACCCCCGAGTACAATCATATCGGGGTTTACGACTATGGGCCGCGCTTCGAGCATCTCCGGGAAGGTCTGAATGCTTCGAACCAGTTTCTCGAACTTGTCCTCTTTAATTGTCCGAGGGTTGTTCGGGTTCTCCCGGATCTCCGAGAGCTTCGTGCGCTTGAACGATAACGGCCTCGAGGGTGTGGAGGAATTCGGCATTATGTACGGCTAAAGTTAAGAGGAGGGTTGCGGGGTCTTGCCCTACGTGTAAACGCACTACTTCGGCGTTCTCCGTAATAAGTAGAAAGTTCTTTGCGTGGAGGAGGGCTTTACGTGCGTTTCTCATGGGTGCAATATACGGCCTTCAACATCTCGTGCAATGGTTTCGAGCCATTCGCGGTCGTAGTGGGTCATATTGTGTTCCCTTCGGTGCAGCATCCGGAGTCCTGCCGTTTGTCCGATCGTGTCGAAGTATTGCTTCTCTTCGAACTTCTCTTTCTTGGGTTGCTTCATGAACTCGCGGATGTTGTGCGCAATCTCTGCGCGTTCTTCTTTGGTGTAGCTCATTGCCCCGTTTCTTCTTTCCAAATGATGGAACAAACTGCAATGCGTTGCTCTGCATCGGGAAACTCCCGCTTTGTAATTACGTGGTTAATACAGCGGTGCATGAATTGGTAGCGGTTTTCGCTTTTTTCAGGTTTTGGGAGTGGCATCTTTCAATAGTTGTTTTAGTTCGTTAAACATCCTCCGGTTACACGAGGAGCATTGCGAAGCTTGCGTATTCGTTCCGGTGGCTTTTGAGTACAGTTCGGCGAGGTCGCCGTTCGTAGCGTCTTTAGGGTTCTCGATTAGTTCGCGGATCTTGTCCAGGAGTTCCGCGTTTATCTCTGCCTCCCATTTATCCAATGGGCACGAGGCTACCTTTAACCGTGTCTTCGTGGGCATATGGCAGCCGCAGAGTTTGGAGTCGGTGAAGGCTTCGGTTACGAGAGGGCCGCAACTCTTCGTGGATTGTACGAAGTGTTCGCAGCCTTGACAAATGGCGAGGCGGTCACTCCTTTTCTGTCCGGTTACGAAGAACATCTTTCAGGGTTTTTCTTGTGACGTGTAGTGAGCGATATAAGGTAGACTCTCCAATCCCACTTCGTCGAGATATTTCTGCCATGTTCCATCCGTTGAGATATAGTCCGAATATAGTTCGGTCGAACCAACTGAGACGGTCGAGAATGAGTTGGAGTTGTTCGCGCTGGATGGCTTTGCTCCAGTCGCTTTCGCTTGTTTGTTCTTGGGGTTCATTATCGTTTGTTTTATACAGTTCCTTAAATTTTCCGCGTGTCGCTTCGAAGTACATAGCCTTCACGAAGTACCCGAAGGGGTTCTCCATGTATCGCTTATCGATACACCTCAAATAGACGTGGTGAACAAGGTCGCCCGGATCGTCCGTCCATCGTTCAGCAACGCGGAGGAGTTTCGAATAGTTCCGTGTTAAGAACCTATTCCAGTCCTCTTTGTGCCTTGATTTCATTTATCTTCCTTCGATAGTATCTGCACTTCTCCTCGAGTTCTTCCACCGTCCACTTCTTGTTTTGGTTGCTCTTGAGAAGGATGGCTTCCGCCGTCCCTTCGCCGTGGATTTCGTCGAGCTTCTTTCCGAAAACGTATTGTTGGCCTCCGGTCATGTTACATTGCTTGCACTGGAAGGCTACGTTCATCTCGTCCCACCGCGTGGCGAGCTTGGCCCGGGTGATGAAGTGTCCGCAATCCACCTCTTTGTAATGCCTCAACCGTCCGCAGGTAAAGCACTCTCCCCACCCTTCTTCGTTCGATCCTTTGAGGCGGATATACGTCGAAAAGATGGAATCAAGTTTCGCTTTTGTCTTCGCTATTCCCATTCTTTCCGGGTATCAAAAAAGGATTGTTCTTCATTCTCCAAGCGAGCTTTGCCGCTTCTGCATCGTATTCGGGGACGTTGGTAGGGTTGTCCGTGCCTCGGTAAATTACTTCGTTTTGTCGCTCCAGGATCGGGGCGCGCTCCTCTTCGTGCTTGGTGATGCACTCTCGGAATTCTGCGATTTTTAACCGCTCGTAATATTTGCCATAGTGCCCCGTTATCATGCGCTGACAAATTAACTTCAATTCCTCCAATTTCAAAACGGGGAAAATCTCGAATATCATCTCCGCGCAAAGGGCGATGTCTTCGAAGCTCGAGAGCGTCTTCTTTGCATCTATGGAGTCCACCGTGGTTTTAATCATTGAGTCCACA